AAACCTGCAGCAGCTGCACCTACTCCAAAACCAGCACCTAAACCTACTGGAGCTCAACCACGCAAAGAACCACTTTGGAATAGTGTAGACCTCTTTGATCTAGTCAAAGGATACCTTCTAGATGAAGGTTATGCAGAGACTGAAGAGAATGCACTCGTAATCATGACAAACATGAGTGAAGAGTGGAGAGATGATATTGTAGAACGTTACAAGGGTAAGCACGGCCAGTCTTCCGATGAGTATAAGGATGACCGTTCCCAAGGTGGTAAGATGGTCTCTGGTGACTCCAAAATGAGTGGTGCTGAATACACCCATGGTCGCAGAGTCAAGGCAGCAAACCCTGGTTCTCAACCTGATGAGGGTGGTAAGACCAAACCCAAGTCCCAAGGTAAGATGGACAAGGGAACTCGTGCAGATCTTGAGTATCGTAAGGCAAACCTTAAGAAAGAAGAAGCCTCAGTAACTCTTGACGCTATTCTTTCACTTTTAGATGAGAATCGTGAACATGATCGTGAAATGAGAAAAGCTGCTGCAAGAGAAAGAGCAGAAGAGAAGAGGGGAAGGAAGGAAGACGGTAAGAAGTCCGCAAAGTCGCCTGGAAGACTCGGCAAGTCCGCTGGATCATCTTATGCAGACTATCAAGAGGTCTCTATTAAGGCCCATGATAAGGCTACCAAGGGTAAGTACATCCCTGGTATGGTAAAAAATGAGGAAGTTGAGTTAGATGAAAACCGTCGTGCTGCCCGTGCTGCTGGTGGTTCCAAGGATGATTCCAAGAAACAACCAGATCCTTCTAAGGATGGTTTCACTGGCATCGGTAACATGAGTATTAAAGATATTATGGCATTGAACAAAAAAATTCAGGCTAAAGAGGAAGTTGAGTTAGATGAGAATCGTCGTGCTGCCCGTTCTGCGGGCGGTTATAAGGATGACAGTAAGAAACAACCAGATCCTTCTAAGGATGGTTTCACTGGCATCGGTAACATGAGTATTAAAGATATTATGGCATTGAACAAAAAAATTCAGGCTAAAAAAGATAAAAAGGACTGAATAATAACTTATCGTCTTTTGGAAAATGATCAAAAAACTTATTAACTTAATTTCAAATTGGAAAAGGGAAAGAGAATTTTCCAAAAGACTTAAAAAGTTACAGAAGAGGGATCCATTTATTTACAAATGATTACTTGGGGGGTTTCATCAGAAAGTCACAATGCTGCACTTTCTGTTTTTGTTGGTGATACTATTATTTTTGCGAGTGAAAGTGAAAGATTCACAGGCATTAAGAATGATCCAACTATAAGTGACGATCTTATTAAACATGCATTATCATTTGGTAAACCGGAACTTGTTTGTTGGTACGAAAATCCATATAAAAAAACACTTCGACAAATTATTGCTGGCCAAGGGTGGAATCAAAACTTTAAAAAGTACATAGATTGTCCTATTCGTTATTACGATCACCACTACACTCATGCTTGTGGTGGTTATTTTACGTCTGGATATACTGATAGTGCTATTGTTGTTATAGATGCTATAGGAGAGTTTCAAACTCTTACTATATGGAAAGCTGAGGGAAATAAATTAGAACTTAAATATGAATTAAAATATCCACATAGCATAGGATTATGGTATTCTGCCATGACTCAACGATGTGGATTAAAGCCAAATGAAGAAGAATATATTCTTATGGGGATGTCTGCATATGGAGATCCTACAAGATTGACTTGTGATATTTTTGATGATTTTATTGGGGAAGAATTTAAATTTAAAAAAAATCTCCATCGAGGGTGTTTAGATTGGAGGCCAGATTTAAATACGGAAAGAGATTACTTTGATATTGCTGCGGGAACTCAAACAGTTTATGAGATTTTATTCAGAAAAATACTGGAGTTATCAAAGACATTGGTGAAATCAGACAACCTTGTATTGATGGGAGGGTGTGCCTTAAATTGTTCTGCAAATCCTATTGCGTTTAATTATTATCATAATGTTTGGATAATGCCTGCACCTGGGGATAATGGCTCTTCAATTGGCGCCGTTCTTGCAGATAAGAAGAAACACATTAGTTGGACCAATCCATATCTTGGATATAATATTGGATCTAAAAACCACAATATTGAAATAGTTAATTACCTGAGAAAATATAAAATTTGTGGATTAGCTAGAGATAGAGCTGAATTTGGACCAAGAGCCCTTGGAAATAGAAGTCTACTTGCAGACCCAAGGGGAATGAGAATAAAAGATAGGGTAAATAAAATAAAGAAGAGACAGGAGTTTAGACCTTTTGCTCCTGTAATTCTTGAAGAGTATGCGTCTGAATACTTTCAGATGCCAACAATTTCATCACCATATATGCAGTTCACTGTCAAATGCAAGAGACCTGATCTATTCCCAGCAATAGTTCATGTTGATGGTACGAGTAGAGTTCAAACCTTATCCAAGAAAGATAATCCAAAGTTTAGAAAATTACTGGAACTTTGGTATGAAAAAACTGGTTGTCCAATGTTGTTGAATACGAGTTTAAATATTAAAGGTCAACCTATTATTAATGATGAAACTCAAGCAAGAGAGTGGGAAAATTTGTATAACGTAAAGGTGTGGACATGAAAAGAAAATTACTTGCTTTTGGCGATAGTCACACTTCGGGCGCAGAGATAGATGAAAAGTGGTCTGGTTCATGTTATGAAAACGCATATCCCGCACACATTGCAAATTATCATAACTGGGATTATGAAAATTATGCTCAATGTGGAGGTAGTAATGATTGGTTAATAAAAAAATTTATAGAAAGAATTCAAAAAGCTTTGATAGAAAAAGAAAAAGTTTTTGTTCTTTGTAATATTGCTGAACCATCTAGAACTTATATACAGTTAAGTGCCAAAAACATACGACATTGTACATCTTCTTGTTTAGATCCGAATGTACAAATAGAAATGTCAATGGATTCTCAATATACTAAACGTTATGCGAGATATTTAAGATGTCATACAGAAGAAGAACTAAATTTTAAATCTTTATCTCATATTTTTACTATTCAAACTATATGTAAGGCTAATAAAATACCATACCTTTTTCATTTAAGCAATTGTTGGATTCCTGGAGATTGGAGTTTAATTGACAAAAACAATTTTTTTGGACATCACAAAACTAATAAGTTAAATTACAATCAAAGACAATCATATTTTATGCAACGTAATTATAGTTATTGGGGAGTGGCTCAACACCATCCAGACTGGAAACATCTCCAAAAAGAAGAAAGGTGGTCTATGCATTATCCAGAATCATTTCATGAGTTTTGGGCTAAAATATTACTTAAGTTTATTCATGAACAATCTATACTTGACATAAGCCCCTAATAACGTATACAATAACTCTGTCAGGGTTCAAGAGATAAATAGCTCTTGAATTCTTATGAGCTTTTGATGGGCTGTGATTATGAAAACCCATGGACCTTTATGGAGAGACCTTTTAGTTCTGATGATATTCTGGACTACTTTGGTTTTGTTTATCTCATTACCAATAAGTCCAACCAACGACAATACATTGGGCGAAAGTATTTTTGGTCGTTCAGAAAGCCAAAAGGAAAAAAGAGAAAAGTAAAACAAGAATCCGATTGGAAAAAGTATTATGGATCTTGTCCAGAATTAAAAGATGATTTAAAAAAGTACGGAAAACAGAACTTCCAACGAGAAATTTTATCACTACATAGTACTTTAGGAAAAGTAAACTATGAGGAGACCCGTCAGTTATTCGTTCATAACGTCTTGACTGAATCGCTTGACAATGGTCTCCCAAGGTTCTACAATTCTAATGTTCTCGGTCGTTATTACAGGAAGGACTATTTTCATGGAAAATCAACTGATTGATAATGTAGATGAGCTCAAAGATAGTATTATTGACCGACTTCATTACCTCGTAGAGATTGGAGAATACTTCAACGCTTGCGCTGTATATGAAGAATTTAAAGAGTCTATTAATGGCTCTAAATAAACAGTGCCGTGAGGAATTGTTAATTCCTGTAACGGATGTTCTATACTAGTAATTTAATGATTAGTCGAATAATTGGAGTGAGTTTACTCGCTACTGCTGGTGCTGCATGTGCTTATCCTAGCATTAGTGAAATTTCTGCTCCGCCAAAACCAGTAGAAATTCCTGTGGTAAAATATCAACCATCTTGGAAGTGCCCTGGTTGTAACGATAATGAGAAGTACGTTCTTCAAAAACTCCAAGAAAAAACTAGAATCTCAGATCGTAATGCTCTTGCAACGATTATGGGAAACATTAAGTCTGAAAGCAATTTCATTCCCAACATATGTGAAGGTGGTGCCAGAGTTCCTTATCATCAATGTCGTCGAGGTGGTTACGGACTCATTCAGTGGACTTCAATAAATCGTTATCGTAATCTTGGTAAATTTGCCAAACGTTATGGTTATGATCCTTCGTCACTCGAAGGTCAGACGGCATATATGATCAATGAGTCTGTATTCCAGCGTTACCTTCCAGAGTTTGAAGGAACTGGTAGAACAGTAGATCAATACATGGTCGGTGCTTATTACTGGTTGGGTTGGGGTATCAAAGGATATCGTCAACAATATGCATATGACTATACTAAAAAAATAGTCTGGTCTTAACTTAGAGTATGTCTGAACATTATCATGTACGAAATGAACTTGATTACATTTACAAAGAGAACTTCTTCACTGAAGAAGAGTTATGTTCTATTTGGAAAGAGTTGGAGTTTATTAACAGTCCTCTAATTTTAGAAGATCCTGGTGATACGGGTACAGCTGTAGATGATGATGGTGTTCCTCTAAAACAAAATTCTGGTGTATTCTTAGATAGATTATTCGTAGATTATGCAAGAGTATCTTCAATATATAATTGTGCGAGTAAAATATTTCAAGGCAGTACATTAGAATATTCTAAGTTAAGTTTTAATTCTACTGCAATACTTTCCACAAGAAAATCTTCTTGTTTGGTAAGTTATTATGATCATGGTGATTCATATAAAGAACATCATGATCTATGTGTAGTTACCTGTTTATTTTGGTTCTATAAAGAACCTAAAAAATTTTCGGGTGGAGATCTTTTTCTCCCACAATTCAACAAGACTTTTTCTGCAAAAAACAATTCAATGTTAATGTTTCCTTCTCATGCAAGACATTTGGTAACACCTGTTCTAATTGAAGAAGAAAATAGAGGTAAAGGTTTGGGAAGATATTGTGTAACGGTTTTCCTCCAACACTAGTTTGACAAAGTTCCCCACATCCCTTATAATATGTGGGTATTCAGATGACTCAGTAGCTCAGTTGGATAGAGCATCTGCCTTCTAAGCAGTTGGTCGGGGGTTCAAGTCCCTCCTGAGTCGTTGTCCTTTCTTCTTTTATGGACAAATTTGATCGTAATAGATATAAGTTTGGTGGAAGACCACGAACTTCTATCAATCTTCTTCTACTCATAGGTGAGTTGGAAGGTGTATACCAACATCTCAAGTATATGGGATTTGAAGAAGATATGAATGTTATTGATGAAATGAAGAAGAGGTATTATAAACTTTACTTCAAAACCACAAAAGAAGAAAAGACAAATAATCCTCTGTAGCTCAGCGGTAGAGCCATCGACTGTTAATCGATTGGTCGCAGGTTCGAATCCTGCCGGGGGAGCCAGTCGCTGTGGCGGAATTGGTAGACGCGCTGGGTTTAGGTTCCAGTGAGGTAACTCGTGGGGGTTCAAGTCCCTTCAGCGACACTTGACAATTAAATTCTTTATAGATATAATTGTCTCATGCGGAATTAGTTCAGTGGTAGAACGCCATCCTTCCAAGTTGGATGTCACCGGTTCGAATCCGGTATTCCGCTCTCTGCTTGATTAGCTCAGCGGTAGAGCATCTCGTTTACACCGAGGCGGTCGGCGGTTCGATCCCGTCATCAAGCATTATAAATAACACCAATGAGGAAGTAACCTTATTGATATATAAAAATACATACAATGTTAAAAGTAAGATGTAAGGTGTGTAACACCGAGTTGGAATCGCACCCAACAAAATCGGTCTGTTGTGGTTGTGACAATATGACCTTATTAAAAGGAGCCACATTAACAGCAATTGACTTAAATCAAGTTGTCATGTTAAACTCTATAAAAGAAAATAAAAATTCTAATGTACTTAGTGCCTCTGATCTTGCATATCAGGAATCTAGAAGGGCTCGTAAAGTCAAAAAATTGAATTTTGAAATCCGATAGGAGGATTGGCAGAGTTAGGTTTAATGCAGGGGATTGCTAATCCCCCGATACACTTTAGGTGTATCCGTTGGTTCAAATCCAACATCCTCCGTTTGGAAAGGTGGTCGAGTGGTTGAAGGCTCCAGTCTTGAAAACTGGCGAAGTGAAAGCTTCCGTGGGTTCGAATCCCACCCTTTCCGTTTAGAAAAGTTACAAATTTAATAATTGTTTAATGAGTGTTATCATTTGAACACAAAATGTTGACTTGAAAGCCTCCGTGACTAGTATATAGCCATGTACAACTCAATAAACACATGGACGATCACACCTATCAGAATTGGGTGAAAATCAAGGAGACTTTCGAGGCTTCTGGTAACACCGACAACATGTTCTACAAAAGAGCATGTGCAATTGTGAAAGGTCAGAAAGATCCCCTGGCTAAAATTCTTGGAGATGAAAAATGATCAGTGATTATGATTGGCGATTTAAGGATGAGTGCTTTGAAAAAAGATCTAAATTAATGGGAATTTTAATCAAACTTGGTGTAGTTCTTACAACAGATGTTTATGAGTTTTGCGATTTTACTCTTAGTCAAGGATGGAATCCCTCTGAAAAAAATGGTGGGGATCAGGTATTGGACATGTATCACCGTTACTTAAGAGAAGTAAGAAATGTCTGAACAAAAAGATGTTTTGGTAACCCGATCAGAAGTGAAGGAGATGATCGATGCTGCTATACGCAGACACAATCGGAATGCTTCCATTATTTCTATGTGTGTTGGTTGGGTGGTTCTTGCTTTATTTGCTGAGGGACTTCTGAGACTTATTGGCGTTATTCCACCTGTTCTACCATGGCTGAATATCACATTACCGAATGGGTAGGAGTAGTAACTCTATTCCTCTTTGGTATCACTATGATTGTCCAGGGTCATTTTATATTTCACGGTAAACATGGATATAGACATGCAGAACGTGAGAAAGAAAAGATGACCAATACTCGTAAACAAGTAGAGGACCTATTCAAAAGAGATGAGTAAAGAAGAAAGAGAGGAGTTTTACCGACAAATTTACGAAAGAACGAGTCAACTTAGGATGCAATATCTCTTTGAAGAACCTTGCCCTTTATACGAGGAGGACGATGACTACGACAGAATGGCTTGAGTTCATTGCATTTGTATCCCACATGTTATATTTGTGGGTATCATTTATGTGTGGAGTTTTACTTGGTTACATTGTAGGATTCCGTAACGGAGGAGGAATGTGATGAATAGTCTGACTCTATATACCTTGGTCATCTTTGGAACCATAGGATTATTCGTTTTATGGGGAGTGACACATGCCTATCCTTTTTAAAAAAACAGATGAAAATATTTTTAGACACCGCAGACGTTGACATGATCCGACCAGTTTATGAAACTGGTCTTTTGAATGGAGTCACGACAAATCCAACTCTTATTAAAAGAAGTGGACGTGATCCAATCGAAGTTATCAAAGAAATTCAAGAATCATTTCCCCAGTTAGAATCAATCTCTGCAGAGGTTGTTGCTGATACTGCGGAAGAAATGATTGATCAAGCACAAGCATTCCAAGGTCTTTGGAATGTGACTATCAAGGTTCCTTGTACTGTAGAGGGACTTAAGGCGTGTCTGGCACTTACGGTCGCTGGTTACAAAGTCAATGTTACCTTAGTCTTCTCAGTCGCACAGGCGATCCTTGCAGAGAAGTCTGGCGCTGCATACATTTCTCCATTCATTGGTAGATGGGAAGATAATTCAGTAGATGGTCTTGAACTCATCAAGAACATTCGTGAAGTATATACTGGACACGGTAGGTTCACTACCACCCAGATTCTTGGTGCATCCGTTCGTGATGTACGACAAGTTGAGAAGTGTGCCTTGTTTGGTGCTGATGTGGTAACCATTCCACCAGTAGTCTTCTGGGGCATGTATAAAAACATCATGACAGAGAAAGGTTTAGAACTATTCCAGAAAGACTGGGATCAAGTACAAAAACAAGAGGGAAACAAATGAAGGAATTCACCTTTACCGAAGAACAAGTAAAGATGTTGGCTGATGCCGTTTGGATGAGACAACGTTGTTTTATCGCTGGAGATAGAAAATTCAGAGAGTATGGTGCAATTCTTGATCAAGTTTTAGAAGACATTGAATACGTACCTAGTAGAGTATGATTTACCCATTAACACTCAGAGAGTGTCCACATTGCCATAAGAGTTTGGTTGACGCTGAAATCAGTGAACCAATCAAACAATTTTGTGAGTCTGGTGCATTCCATTCAAGTCTACTTTTTGGTGATGAAGGATGGATGTGTCCTCATTGTAGAGGAGTAGTGGAGTGAAAAAAGAAGACATGTGTTGGCATTTTGTAATGTCATCACTTGCAAGAATATATGGAATTGATGTTGTTCATAACAATGTAAAATTTCATGAGTTCGCATTAGAATGGTGTGATGATCATGGATATACTTGCAATGTCCATCTTGATGATCTTAAAAAAGTTGATAGTTACTTTAGATCTCAATATCAGTCTTGGGAGGAATAGATGAAAATAGGACTTATTGGACTGGGACAAATAGGTGAAGGAATTTCTCGTCTATTAATCAAAAATGGCCATGAAATATGGGGTTATAGGAAAGATGTTAAAAAAGCAGATGAACAATATGAGAAGGGTTATATCAGTGGATATACCACTTCTCTGGAAAGCCTTTCTCAAATGATACATAGTCATAAGAATATTTCTGATAAGAAACCAGGAATTTTTATGATTGCAGTTCCACAAGAAAGCGTAGAGGATACACTCAATGAGTTACTACGATTATGTCGTGAAGGCGATATTGTTATTAATTATGGCAATAGCAGTATTGCGGACAGTTGGAAAAGAGAAGAGTACTGTTCAAAATTGGGCATCGCATATCTTGATTGTGATGTTAATCGTGATGTTTGTAGTATGGACAGTGGATACAACCTTATGGTTAGGGGCGGAGATACTACGATCGCCACTTGTAAAAGCATTTTTAATTCCCTCGGAAAGTGGGATTACTCCACCAGATATTCATCTGTAATCTAATGGAACATCTACTTGGAAAGGCTCTGACTATTATTGCAATACCTTTTGTTTTAACTACAATTTTTGTTGCTACTAGAAAAGGTGGATATTACGATACCGATAATTACAAAGGAAATGGAACAGCGCATTAAAGAATTAGAAATAGAAAATAAGTGGCTCAAAGAAGAGATCCGAAGGTTGAGATATCAGTTATCAATGGAAAAGGAAAACGAATGGGCTCATCCAAAGTCTTGTGTTCACAACTGCGATCCTTGGGAGACATGGCAGTACAACTAGGCATTCTGTTTTTTATGTGTAGTTTTGGCGTATTTTTATTTGTAGTTTCTATTTTATCAGATCAATGATGCACGAATTGGGACATATCGCAAGAATGGTGATGGAGACTCCATGGTGTCTAGGCGTCATGGGGTTCTCTTTAATTTTTGTTCCTATTATGGGTATGTGGGCAGTCCATAAGTATGGTTGGGAACACTGGGAACCATTTGCCAAAAACTCTCATAAGTGATACTATATAAAAATAATCAACGGGGCGTAGCTCAGCTTGGTAGAGCGCTGCTTTTGGGAAGCAGAAGTCGTAGGTTCGAATCCTGTCGCCCCGACTTATAAATATCCTCAACTATGGACTTTTATTCTGTGGAATATTGGCAAGAAAACTGGGATGCCCTTTTGGAGAGAGTGGAGAATGGGGAGACTATAGGGATAGAAAATAAAGAAACTGGAGAAAGAGCGGTAATGGTTCCTACAGAAGAATTTGATGAATTCATAAAAATTCATACAGTATTAAATAATGATGCTGCTTGATTTATACGCTTCTCTGGTGACTAAAAGTGGGAGTTCGATTCTCTCAGGAAGCGCTTGACGGATCTCCGTCAATCTCCTACAATTACTGGGTAATCAAAACACGACAATGGCACTGACTGAAAAATTCAAGAAAGACATTCAAACCCTTCGTGGTGCATCAAATGGTGACTTTTATCTTGATGTAAAGAATCCAAAACTTTTTAAAAAAGTTCGTCGATTCTATGAAAATACTGGAGTAGTATTTTCTGGTGATCCTCTTGATGATTATGAAATGCTAATGGATTACATCGCTTCAGATCTCGAAACTGTTGAGGTTGCTTAATGAAAATCATTCTAGAACGTTTCCCTTATCGTTATGTTGAGTGTGGGACTCTAGACAATGGATTCCCAGATTATCGAATTCAAAAAGCCGATAGTTGGACAAAACGTTACAGTGACATGTATCTTTGTGATAATGGTATGCAACTTACTACTGCAATGGAAGATTTTGAATATACAAAATGGTTAGATCCAGCTCGTGTTCCCTGTTATGTCAGGGATGATGAAGACACGGAGAGTCTCTAAAAGTACTGGTGGAGTCATCCCCAATATGCCCGTCGCGGACAGACGTTAATTGTGCCCTGGTCGGGATGGTCAAATGACCCTCGGAGTTTCCAGTTTCTCTAAAAAACTGGTGGTGCGGATGGGGCAATCCCGCCCAGTTTCTTGCTTCTGGTTAAAGAGCAAGTGGCGTGCATGAACCTCTATTTGGTGGGAGAAATCCCACCTTTTTTATTAGGCTTTTACAAATGATATCAAAATTACATACCTAGGATATTTGGAAGTTATTTCTGGTTCTGGGGTTATTGCAGTATGATGTAATCTAGGATCAAAAATAGTTAGTGAATTTTCTCTTCCATCTAATTTTAGTGAACCATTTTTTGTCCGTACTAAAGTTCCATATTTTTCATCAGGATTTTGTAGATAATATATGCAACTAATTAATTGCCCGTCGTGGTGAGAATGGTAGTGGTTATCGGTGTATGATTGTACATCCTCATCAAAATATAAAGTATTTTTTATATCCTCTTCATTGTATGATCCTACTTTGTTTATCCAACAAGATTCAAATCTTACATTAAAATCTAGGTATTTTCTTGCATATGTATTTGCACACGAAACCGATTTATTAAATAAATTTTTCCAACAGTGGAATTGAAGTATACTCGGTTCAAAAAACTTTTCTGCCATTAATGGCGGATGTAATTCTTCAACTTTTCTATGAGTAGTTAGATAAAGTTCTGATTGTGATATTAGGTCTTCTCTGTCTTTATCATTTAAAATTTCATATGATTTGGAAAAATAATTTCCATAAAAATTAAACGTTTTCACCCTTGCAAATTCCCATCATTATTGATATACTATATAGTATGATATTATTAGTTTGATCAAAAAATGAGTCAATACATTAGAAAGGCACTGGTTCTCGGTGCTGGTGGATTTATTGGAAGTCATATGGTGAAACGCCTAAAATCTGAAGGATATTGGGTTCGTGGTGTAGATCTCAAACGTCCAGAGTATTCCCCTACCGAAGCGAATGAATTTGTTCAGGGGGATCTTAGAGATGAAGATTTTGTTCGTCGAGTACTAGAGTACAAAGGAGATAGGGGTAATTTTTATAACTCAGTTCCTTATCGTTATATTCAACCATTTGATGAAATCTATCAGTTCGCTGCTGATATGGGCGGTGCAGGTTTCGTTTTCACTGGAGAGAACGACGCAGACATCATGCACAACTCTGTTACCATCAATCTGAACGTTCTGGAAATGCAACGTCAGATGAATGAGAGAGTTGGTAAAAACATAACTAAGATTTTCTATTCTGGATCTGCTTGCATGTATCCAGAACACAATCAACTGGATCCTGACAACCCTGATTGCCGTGAAGAATCCGCATATCCCGCTAACCCCGACTCCGAATACGGATGGGAAAAACTATTCTCTGAGCGACTTTATTTTGCATACCATAGGAATTATGGTATTCCTGTTCGTGTTACCAGGTATCATAATATTTTTGGTCCAGAAGGGACCTGGGACGGTGGAAGA